TCAGAATCAGCAGACACCATCGAGGATTCGGTTATGGGCGACACCGCCCGAACCTATGTTGCCTCGTTGAGCACTGCCTCTCTTTCTATGGACGTTTATTGGGATGATGCAGACGCAGTCCAGCTAGTGATGGACACGAAAGCAGACCTAGATTGGGAACTGTATCCAACAGGAAGTGGTACTGGTGAGAAGTATTACAGCGGCAGCGGCATCCTAACCAGCAAAGAAATCACGGCGGCCTTTGATGGTATGGTAGAGGGAAGTTTTGAGATTCAAGTCTCAGGCGGCATTACCGAAGCAACCGCATAAGGAATCCTAGAATGGGTTTAGCTAAAGAATTACGAAACAGAAGACAAGTGAATGCGAGACGGATAGAGGTCGAGGCGTGGGCTGATCCTGATGGACAGCCCTATGCCATGTTCTGCTTCCCGATCACCTGCTATGACATCAACCAACTCCAAAAGAAGCATCCTAAGTTTATGGAAAACACGACGATGGCGGCAATGATTGACCTGATCGTCATGAAAGCCAGCGACGAGGATGGTAATCGGTTGTTTACGTCGGCAGAAGACAAAAACGATTTGATGGGCGAGGAGACGGGCGTTATTTCCAGTATCGCTGAACAGATGTTCGCTGAAATCGAATCCACGGAGGATTTGGAAAAAAACTGATTGCCGATTCGTTGAGGTTCAACCTCATATCCTTGGCGGATCGGCTACACATGAGCATCGGCGAAGCCGAGCAGATGCCCCTCTCTGAGTTCTATGAATGGGTGGCGTACTTCAAGATAATGAGCGAGAGGCAAGAAGATGGCTGAAGAAGTCAAAATCTATATCAAGGCGATAGACCAGACTAAAAAGGGCTTCGCAAAAGCTGCTAGTGGTCTCAAGAGCCTCGCCGGTAAAGTCCTAAACCTGAAGACTGCGCTAGTTGGGGTAGTTGGCGCTGGCGGTTTCGGTGCCTTAATCAAATCATCAATTGACGCGGGGGACCAGTTAGCTAAAACCGCTGACAAGTTAGGCGTAACCACAGAAGCCCTTGCGGGTTTACGTCACGCAGCAGAGCTTACAGGCGTCTCTACAGGCACGATGGACATGGCGATGCAGCGTTTCACCAGACGCGCTGCGGAGGCCGCACAGGGCACTGGAGAAGCTGTGGGAGCACTCCGTGAGCTTGGGATAGATGCCGAATCTATAACTAGACTGCCGCTAGATGAGCAAATGAACGTCGTAGCGGACGCTATGAAAGGCTTGGATAGTCAGGCTGACAAAGTACGCATAGCCATGAAGCTGTTTGACAGTGAGGGTGTGGCACTGGTCAACACCCTTGGCGGTGGCTCTGAGGCTCTAAAGGCTATGACGGCGGAAGCCGAGCACTTTGGCGTTACGCTTTCCCGCACTGATACAGCGCAGATGGAGGAGGCCAACGATGCCATCACAAGGCTCAAGGCAGTATTCACTGGCCTGACCAATCAACTAGCGGTAGCTTTCTCGCCGATTATCACGTTTGTCGCCAACGCATTCCGTCAATCCGCCCTAGATGCGTCTGACTTCGGGGCGATAGGCCAAAAAGTAGCGAGCGCGATGATAAGGGCTTTCGGTTTTGTGAGAAACAATTTGCACTTTTTGCAGATAATGTTTACTCATATCAAGTTAGCTGTCCTGCAACTTGCTAACGCTTTTGGGCAAAAGCTAGTACCCGTCTTAGATTTCTTCATAGAAAAGTACAACAAGATGGCGGCCAGTATGGTCGGCGGTCTACTCGGCATGGAGAAGCTGGGCACAACCGGCAAGGAACTGGTCGCTGGTCTTCCTGAAGCTATAGCTGCAACTACTACCGCTTTAGAAACATTGAAGGAGTCGAATCCGGGGGCGCAGCTAGTAGTTGATATGGAAGCCTTTGGCGTGGCTAGCAGAAAAACAGCAGAGGACATAGCTGCCGTATCGGCCGCAGTGACAGGGGCAACTGGAACTGACGATGGCGCTAAAAACATCGCTGACAGACTACACGACAGCTTCGACAAGCTACTTAAAGATATGCCGACTGTTCAAAAGAGCCTAGACAAAATCGCCGGCACAACAATGAAGAACATGTCGGACGGCCTGATGAATGTAGTCAAGGGCACGATGTCGCTGAAAGATGCGTTCAAGAAAATGGCGCTGGATATGATCGCGCAGATGATACAGATGTTTATCATCGACAAGATAACTGGCGGCTTTATGTCTTTTGCCAAAGGTTTAACCGGCAAGGCTATCGGCGGCCCTGTTCAGTCTGGTCAGCCTTACATGGTTGGGGAGCGTGGGCCGGAGATGTTTGTGCCTAACCAGTCAGGCTCTATTGTGCCGAACAAAGGCATGGGCGGGGGCGTTACTGTTGTTAATAACGTGGACGCTAGGGGTGCCGGCGCTGATGTAGACCAAAAGATTAGATCAGCAATGCAACTGACTTCCCAGCAGACTATAATGAAGATCCAAGACTTGAAGCGGCGCGGGAGATTCGCATAGATGACTACTTTCGCCTTCCCTGACATCACCCCTACCAGTAGCACGTTTGAGCTTGTTTCTAACACAAGGGTATTCCAGTCCCCGCTCACTAACGCTGTCCAAACTAGCTCCCGCAAAGGTTCTATGTGGAAAGCGACATTGCAGTTTTCCAACCTGACTGGTGATGAGCGAGCCGAGATGCAGGCGTTCTTAGTTAAGCTGAACGGGCAGCAGCATAGGTTTGAGTTGAAAGATCACTCATACACTAGAAGGGGCGCTGGTGGCGGGACTTTGCGCGTCAACGGTGGTAGTCAATCGGGCACCACTCTTCTTTGTGACGGCGCGACTGCCAGCGTTAACAATTATTTAAGAGCCGGTGATTACATAAGTTTTGACGGCCAACTTTATATGGTCGTCGCTGACGCCAACAGCGATGTCTCTGGGCAAGTCACGCTTTCAATAGCTCCCCCTTTGAGGTTTTCACCTGTTAACAACAGGATTGTCACATATTCGGGTGATGTGGAAGGCGTGTTCATGTTGGCAGGCCCAGCATCTTGGGATACGCAGCTGGGTATAGTTTCTAATTTTACACTTGAAGCAGTACAGGATGTTCTAGCAACATGAGTAGAGGTTTCCCTTCAGCAGTTCTTGATGCGTTATCAGCACAGCATGTCGCATTGGTTACGTTTGCCAAGTTGGAGTTTCCTAGTGGGACTTTGTACTTGCACAACTCAATCGGCACCTATACTTGGGGCGGTCAAGACTGGTTAGGCGTCGGTGATCTTGGCGAAATAAGCGAGATTGAGGAAGGCGCAGAGATAAGCCCATACAAGATAACTCTCACGCTCAGTGGCTTAGAACCGACAATAAGTGGTGCCGCGCTAACGGAAGACTATTACCTACAGCCGGTGACAGTTTATCTCGGCGTTCTGGATTCTAGTGATGGTTTGATTGCTGACCCCACGATTGTCTGGGAAGGGGCAATGGATCAGATGGTCGTGTCTGTTGGGCAAGCATCTGGTGATTCCATATCATTAACAGCAGAGTCTGAGTTAGCCCGATTCAACAAAGCCTCCAACCTGAAATACACTGACGCGCAGCAGCAAAAAGACTTTTCTGGTGACCTAGGGTTCAGCCTGCTCGCCGAAATAGAAGGCGCGAAGTTGCGGTGGGGCGACGCAGATTCCAGCGCGATTATCGGCACTGTCAGACCCGGCACCTTTACGGGTGGATTTGACGCTGGGAACATAAACATGCCAAAGGGTGTTTGATGCGTGTGCATTTGGCGTTAAGCAAGTGGAAGCGTCGAGAGTTCAGCTATGGCGATGCCGACTGCTGCCAGTTCGCGGCTTTCATCGTCAAAGAGCTAACCGGCAAGGATTACTCTGAGCAGTTCAAATACGATTCAGAGGCGCAGGCTGAAGTTTTAGTGGGGCGAGAGGGTGAGCTTGTGGATTTTATCGGCAGCATTTTGGGTGATGTCAGTTCTGACATAAAAGACGGCGACCCTTGCATTGTTGATATCCCGATGATTGGGCAGGTGTGCGGGGTTAAGCTGTCAGATCGCATTGTTTGTCTGACCCAAAAGGGGATGGTTCAAATACCAGACCGATACTTGATAGCAGGATGGAGCGTATAAAATGCCGCCAGTAGCCGTAGCAATAGGGGCAGGCTTAACAACTATCGGGACGGCGGTCACGTTGGGCGTAGCTACCGGCGGGCTAGCTATGGCTATCGGCGCTGTCACGGTTGTCGGTGGCGTTCTAGCTATGCGCGGCATGATGCCTGACCTGTCGATGTTCCAAAGCGACACTGATTCAACTAGACAGCAAACCGTAAAGGGAACCATAGAGCCACAGAAGCTCGTATATGGTGAGGCTTTGGTGAGTGGCCCTATATTCTTTGTCGGACTCAGCGGAACAGAAAACAAAGATTTATATCACGCTCTCGCGCTAACGGGGCATGAGGTTGAGGATATCACTGATATCTACTTCGACAATGAGGTTATCACTGACGCGCAGATTAGCTTCACCAACGTAACCTCTGGAACCTACGGCCCAGTAGCTGACGAGGAAGGTGGCGCGGTTCAGAATATCTGTCAAATCAACCGGCGATTAGGCGCTGATGACCAGACGTATGACACCCTCCTTCAGCCCTTCGTCGGATTGAACTGGGGTGCAGATTACAGAAACCGTGGGATCGCTACGCTTTCTACTAGGTGGCGGTTGACTGATGGCTCCCAAGAAATCTGGGACAGAAAAAAGCCAAACAACATCAAGGCTTTGGTCAAAGGCAAAAAAGATATCTACGACCCCCGCCTTGATA